TTACTTGGCGAATCCCGAAAAATATGCTGAGTATCGGGCGAATTGGCTGCAAGCCAACCCGGGGAAGATGGCGCCTTTCAGGAAGAAGTGGAAAGCCGCGAATCCGCACAAGATCGCCGCCGACGTGGCGAAACGTGGTGCGACCAAGCTGCGCGCCACGCCGGCATGGGCTGATCACAAGGCAATCGAACAGTATTACCTCATCGCGGGATTCCTGACCTCCGAGTTGGGAATTTCATTCGAAGTCGATCACGTGGTTCCATTACGCAGCAAGGTCGTGAGCGGGCTGCACGCCCACACGAATATGTCTATCTCGTTAGCGTCGTGGAATCGGTCAAAGTCGAATCGTTGGTGGCCGAACATGCCTGAGCCCGAGATCGAACGTCATCGCGCCGACATCGGAATGCTGGAGCCAGCATGACTCCCGCCACCATCCACACCCTAATAGCCGCATACCTCGCAATTCTGCTGGCGGTGGCGGTGATTCCGCCGAGAGGCGGTTAAGGCAATGATGAATCTCTTTCGTCGACTCCGCGTCTGGTGGAGCGACTTATCCTATCCCGCCGAGACGCAGGAGTGGATAGATGACTTCCTCGGCGTCTATACGGCCAGTGGTGGCCCAAGTCCGATGGACAGGCGCCGCGACGGCGAGACGATGCGGGAATATCGGGCGCGGTTTGTGGAGTGGCTGACTGCTCCGCGCACGTATCCGAATTGGGCGAGTGATCAGCCGATCACGCCCAGCAATCGCAGAATCTGCTCACAGTTGCGCCGGTAGGCTGCAACCATAGTTCGCCCGTGTTCGTCGTCGCCCAGATGTAGCGGATCGGACATTTCGTCATAGAACGCAGTAACGGCGCCGCGCAGCGTTTCGGTTTCGGCGTAGGAAAGCTGCTGGCCGTTGATGGTTATCGTGTTGGGCAGCATGGGCGTCCTGTTGATGATTTCGCAGATGCGGGCAAGATCCTGATCGAACTCGGCGACGGTGATTAGGCGGTTTCCAGTCATTATTCGCTCGTTTTCATACGCATGACTTCAGCGGCGGACGCCAGTTCCTCGAGCGCGAACTGCTCCGGGTAGGTCAACAGGACTTCTGTCACCTTTCCGTCAATCTCGCGCGTGCCGGCCATCAGGTAACGCAACCGGCGTTCGCTGATGCCAATGCGGTTAGCGATCCACTGCTGAGACTTGTCGATGCGCTGGACTAGATTGCGCACCGTATCAGGATGCGGGGCGTGCAGGTTGGCGTTTGGTGTGCTCATAGCTTGCGGTAGATGATCGCCTCAGGGTACGAGTTGCGGAGGCAGCGCACAGCGCTCTCGACGTCTCGCGGCTTGTTGGAATCGACGGTGATGGTGCAAACCAATTGACCGTTGAGGAAGGCGCCGTAGGTAATCATGACGCGCTCCGATTAATAGCCGAGCCAGTCACGAACAGCCTGAATCGTCGGCTCAATCGTTTCAATCTCGCCGAACGCAACGCCATCCTTGCAGTAAACGGCTTCAGCGACGATCTTGCCGTCGCGGCCTACGTGGGCGTTGATGCTGTGCTTTGCGATGTAGGCGACGAGTTGTTGAGCGTTCATTTTCTTTCTCCGGGTTCGCCTTCTGCAAGTGCAGTGGCATGAATAGGATTATAGGCACGACGTACCGGATTGCAATCACTTTATACGGCACGGATAGAAATTTAACCCTGCATCTGCGGAAACTCCCCCATGAATGAGGTGTTGGCATGGCCCTGTGCGGAGCTAAAGGCCGCAACGGTCAACCATGTAAGCGCCACGCCTCGGTAGGAGCCAAGCGCTGCAAGTTGCACGGCGGCAACAACAAACCAGCAAAGAAAGGTAACAAGTACGCCGCGAAACCCGGTGGTCTTTACAGCGCGTACCTGACGCCCGAAGAAACCAAGATCGCGGCAGCTCTCACGCTCGGCTCGGTCGACGAAGAGATCCGTCTGACCCGTATTCGTCTGATGCGCGCCCTGAAGCTTGAGGAAGAACGCGCTGACACCGCTGAACTGGACAGCGAAGTCGAGAGGGATGGTGCTGAGAACGTCTCGGCCAAATACGAACGACATTCGAAAGTCCGCGATTACGCTGGCCTGATTGATCGCTTGACAGCGCGCATTGCGATGCTCGAGAAGACGCGTGCCGAACTGAACAAAGATGCTCCGGACGGCGGCGAAGATGACCTGATGCGAGATGACACGGTCATCCTGAAACCTGATGAACCGATCCCTGAGAAACCCATCGTCTAACGTCAATCTGACGCCGAAACAGGCGAACATCTTTGCGTGGGGTTTCCAGCCTGAGGCTCGTTTCCGCGATGCCGTATGCGGTCGACGCTTCGGCAAGACGTTTCTCGGTGCCAAAGAGATGCGCCGGGCGGCCAAGCTGGCTGCCAAATGGGGCGTGTCGACTGACGACGAGATCTGGTACGCGGCTCCGACGTTCAAGCAGGCAAAGCGCGTTTTCTGGCGCCGGCTGAAAAAAGCGATTCCGCCGAACTGGCGCTTTGGCAAGCCGAACGAGACGGAATGCAGCATCACGCTCAAGACCGGGCATGTGATGCGAATTGTCGGGCTGGATGCTTACGACAATCTGCGCGGTTCCGGTCTGTTCTTCGTGCTGGTCGACGAGTGGGCGGATTGCCCATATGAGGCGTGGGAAGAAGTCCTGCGCCCGATGCTTTCGACCTGTCGCTACTACGTTGATGGCGTCGAGCGCCGCGGCGGCCATGCTTTACGGATCGGCACGCCGAAGGGATTCAATCATTGCTACGACACCTATCTGGCTGGCCAGGATGGCCGCGAGCCGGATCACAAAAGCTGGCTGTACACATCGGTTCAGGGCGGCAACGTCCCGGTAGAGGAAATCGAAGCGGCGCGTCGCAGCATGGACCCGCGCACGTACCGGCAAGAGTACGAAGCCAGCTTTGAGAATTACCAGGGCGTCATTTACTACTGCTTTGATCGTCGGGCGAATCACACTGACGAGACGATCCAAGCTGGCGACGAGCTGCATATTGGCATGGACTTTAACGTCGCCCACATGAGCGGCATCGTTTTTGTCATTCGTGACGGCGAGCCGCGGGCGGTAGACGAGATGGTCGACGTGTTCGATACGCCGGCCATCATTGAAAAGATCAACGAGCGCTACGCCGGCCACAAGATCACGGTCTATCCGGACGCGTCTGGCGACAACCGAAAAACCAGCAATGCCAGCGAGTCAGATATTGCATTGCTGAAGAAGGGCGGCTTTAAGGTGGTTGTGAATTCAGCCAATCCCGCCGTCAAGGACCGCATCAACAGCAAAAACGCGATGCTTTGCAACACGTATGGCGACCGACGTTTGCTGGTGAACACGAAGAAATGCCCGAAATACACGCAGGCGCTCGAGCGTCAGGTGTGGGACGAGAAGAGTCAGCCAGATAAGACGGCTGGATTCGATCACCCGAACGACGCAGGCGGCTACTTCATCGTGAAGACCTACCCGATCGTCAAGCGCACCACCACCGTAACCAGTTTCAACGCATAAGCCAACCGCATGACATCCACCGTCCGAGACACAACGCCCGCAGTAGATGCGATGACCGAGGATGATGCGGTCATTGCCGCGCTGTTGGGCGGGACGACCGCCATGCGCAAGGCTGGCAAGACGTATCTGCCGCAGTGGCCCAACGAGACAGACTCTGCCTATAAGGCTAGGTGCGCCGCAGCCACGCTGTTTCCTGCTTATGCGCGGACGACGGAGGTTCTGACCGGAAAGCCCTTCTCGAAGCCCCTTACGTTCGCAGATGACGTTCCGGAGCAGATCAAGGAGTGGTGCGAGAACATCGATCTGCAGGGGCACAACCTGCACGCGTTCGGCGCGGCGGTATGTAAGCACGCGATCGACTACGGGCTGTGCGGCATCCTTGCCGACTTCCCACCTACTCGCGGTCGCTTGAAGACGAGAGCCGACGAAGCTGCAGCGGGCGTCCGACCTTACCTCGTCCATATCCACAAGCAGAATATTCTGGGCTGGCGGGCGCAGCGAATCAACGGCGTTCTGACACTCACCCAGTTGCGCTTTCTGGAGTCGGTCACCGAGCCAGATGGTCCTTTCGCCGAGACGACGATTGACCAGGTGCGCGTTCTCTACCCCGGCAAGTGGGAAGTGTGGCGAGAGAGCGACCAGGTAGACGCGGACGGAAAGAAGATCTGGGTGATTCACGACAAGGGCTCGACGACTCTCAAGAAAATTCCGTTCGTGCCGGTCTACGGCAAGCGGACTGGTTTCATGCAGGGTACGGCGCCCTTGGTCGAACTGGCGCACATGAATGTCGAGCACTGGCAGAGCAAATCTGACCAGCAGACGATTCTGCACATCGCTCGCATCCCGCTGCTGTTCGGCAAGAATCTCGACGGCGCTGAAATCACCGTAGGGACATCATCGGCCATCGTTGCGGACGGTGAGAATGCCGATCTTCGCTATGTCGAGCACTCGGGCAAGGCGATCGAGGCCGGTCGCCAGTCGCTGAAGGACCTCGAAGACGGTATGCGTCAGGTCGGTGCAGAGCTGCTCGTTATCAAGCCGGGCAATACCACGATCGTCCAGACACAGGCCGATAACGAAGCCGGTATGTGCGTGCTTCAGCGCATCGCACAGGATCTGGAAGACGCGCTGGACGAAGCATTGCAGCTCGTCGCGGAATGGGTCCGGTTGCCAGAAGGCGGGCACGTCACCGTGTTCAAGGACTTCGGCGTCGCGTCGCTTGAGGCTGCATCGCTTGAGCTACTGCGGGACATGAACGTCGATGGAACGCTATCGGATGAAACGCTCTATCGAGAAGGTCAGCGCCGCGGCGTGATCGGTCCCGACGTAAGTTGGGAAGACGAAAAAACGCGCATCAAGGCCAATACGCCGAAGCAGGAACTTGGCAAGGTTGGCATCACAGATTAACGGGAGCAATCCCAACGAAGTCGGGCCGCAGCTAACCACTGCGGCCTTTTTGTTTGTCGCGGCGCGGAAGCAATGCGGCGTCTACGGGCAGATAGCCTATTTATTTGAGACTGGAAAGTCACCATGAAGCTGAAACTCGATGACCAGGGGCACGTAGTCCTCTCGGATGGCAAGCCGGTGTATGTGCACGACGACGGCAAGGAAATCGCCTTCGATGGAGCGCAGGCATTTGCAAAGATCGGCCAACTTACCAGCGAGAACAAGGCGCACAGGACGCGCGCCGAAGAACTCGACGGCAAGGTGAAGCTGTTCGAAGGCATTGAGGACCCAGACGCGGCGAAACGCGCACTCGAGACTGTCAAGAACATCAAGGACGGCGATCTGATCGCGGCCGGCAAGGTCGAGGAAATCAAGGCGGCAGCGAAGAAAGCCGCCGAGGAGCAGGTCGAGGCTGCAAACAAGCAGTTTCTGGCCGACCTGACCAAGACCAAGACCGAGCGCGACACGCTGCAACAGCAGCTCTACGACGAACGAATCGGCGGCAGCTTTGACCGCTCGAAGTTCATCGCGGAGAAGTTGGCTATCCCTGGCGATCTGGCGCGCGCCGCATTTGGCAAGGCTTTCAAGATCGAGGAAGGAAAGGTTGTGGCCTACGACGGCAACGGGAACAAGCTGTTCTCCCGCGAACGTCCGGGCGATCTCGCTAACTTCGACGAAGCACTGGAAACACTGGTCGAGCACTACCCACATCGCGATCAGATCCTCAAGGGGTCGGGCGCCAGCGGAAGCGGCGCAAATGGTGGCGGTGGTGGCGGATCGGGCTCGAAAGCACTTACTCGCGATGCCTTTGCGGCGCTGCCTGCTGACAAGCAGATGGCGCACGTCAAGGGCGGCGGAACCATCTCAGACTGATAGGAAATCATGGCGAATACGCTTACATCCCTCGTACCCGACCTGTACGAAGCGCTTGACGTTGTCTCGCGCGAACTGTCGGGTTTCATCCCCTCCGTCACGCTCGACGCATC